TTCTACTTTACCGTCTTGTCTCAAATATATATTAAAAGCGAATAAATTGGCTTTCATGTTTCTTCCCCCAGAAGACATTGGAATGATATTGTGTACGGAGCAGGAAGCGGCATGGGTACAGCCATTATACCCGTCATCATTTCTTGTTGACGTTCTCTGCAAGCCTGTATGGTGGGCTTTAGTCCTGTAATATCTTCAAAGTTGTAGCACGGACCTTCAGGAAGATATACCGAGCATATCGTCACCAATGCCTTGAACATTTTGTAACTCCTTAATCGTCAAGTTATAACACGATGCAGGAGTGTTAAAATTATTTGAAGGATCGTGTGTGCCCTGCGTTGCAAACGTGGCCCTATCCATGAACTCCTGCTTTGGTATGATCCCAAGGAACCACCCCTTTAGATATTCCCCTTCACGATTCTTCAGTACACTTACAAAACCGTACAAGTCACACTTCTGATCTGGATTGAAGTTAGACACTGAACAGTTGTAATGCGGCTGGGGGGCAACCCCACGCTGCTTTGTCTTTACGTCTACAGTACGACCGTCAGGAAGAATCATGTCGTATTGATAAGAGCATCCTTCACGGTTAGCCCACTCTCCGCCCAGCACTTGAAGGGCGATCTGTTCACCGATAAACCCGCTCACGTTACCTTTCCCCTTGAGGATAGAGTTTTTGAGCTTCCCCATCTCGCGAGACTTCTGCTTCGCGATTTCGACCATTTCTTCCGTGATCTGTACTTCAATCATTCTTGTGCTTTTCCTTCACCTTTTGCCACTCTTCCTGCTGTTCAGACTTTCGTGGCGGATTGAATATTATGTAATCCTCCCCCCGCTTCCATACGAGGGGAGGTTTCTTTTTGGACTTAGGCGGCATTGAGATCAACTACCTCACACACGCCAGCCATACACGCAAGCTCTCGTGAGCCGGATGTATTGTCTTCACGCTCATACTCAGACAGCGCATCCCAATCTATTTCAAACGAACCTCTCTGTTTCCATTCCAGATATTCGTCTGCTTCGATGTCCTGATACGGTGCCTGCTGATAAGTGTGATCACTGTGCGGAAGGAATGACACGCCCGAGGCTACGTCAAAGTTTTCGTACACCCACGCACCAACTTCCATCCATTCATGTTCTTTCACAGAAATAGTGACAGATGGTTTATGTTCACACCAGTTCACAGCGTATGTTTTCCAAAGCTCAAGCTGCTGTATGGCTGTCATGGCATCACGAGTAACTGCCCCGTCCGGTGACCTCATTGCAAATGAGAAGACGGTAGTTGACTCCGGCTTCATGACATCAGGCTCATTGTATACGCCCTGTTCCTTGAGAAACTGTGTCAGGGGGTCTTTGTTGTCCCCGCGAACTGTGCGTATATAGTAGTCATTATGTCTAGCGTGAATGCCGCTTGCAGCGTCCACCAGTTGCGATACAGTACCCGACGGCTTTACACAAGTGATAGCAGCCGACTGAGGAATACCAATCTTGTCCGCGTACTCCTTGTTTGTATCGATGGCGACTTGACGCATCTCGTTTAACCAGCGCGGAGAGTCCACGTTTTTTGAAAGCACGGGATGATCCATGATACCAGTCAAGGATACGCCCAACAAGCGTTCTTCTTCTGTGTTTGTCTTCCATACCTTCCTCAGATATTTGAAGTCAGTGAGCGTAGACTGCAGTGTGCCCAAGATCGTAGCGAGACGAACTTTACGTTTCAAGTCCTCAAGCCCATCCGCCTCACGCACCACGACTTCTGATAAATTGCAGAATTGATACGGGCGAAGAATTATTTCAGAGCAGGGGTTAGTGCCCCACATGTGCCCCTGTTCACGGCGGTTGTTGCGACCTACCTGTACGTCTGCAGCCTCACGATTGAAGATGCCACGCTCGCCTGACTTGGAGTCATACAGAGCCAGCCACTCACGCATGAACGTGCCCATCTCCGGCTTACCCTTGTAGGCTACTGAATTGTTCGCCAGCGCACGCTGTCCCTCATTCTCCCACCACGCGCCAGACTTGGCATGTGACATTTGATCGTCGTTTAGATTGGACAAAGAAATCAAGGCAGAACGACGCACACCGCCGACCACAACAATCTCGCCGATCTTACACATCAAGTCGTGACACTCAATCGGGAAGAGGCGACGACCCTGTGCTTTCCTGAACATCTCAACAGTAAACACAAACAGATCGTTGAGGGGTCCGGGACCAGACGCCCGACCACCCATCGTCTTGAGACGGGCACCTGATGGGCGCACATCTGACAAGTCCCACATAGGAATCTGTCCAGCATAAAGTAGTGCGATAAGCTCACGAAGGGACTTAGCCCATCCGGGCTTGGAGTCACCCACCTTGATCACGGTATCCGTGTCGTGCATTGCGTCACTAATAACAGGCAGCTTGTCTACATTCTCACGCTCTACAGAAAAGCCCACACCTGTGCCGCACATCAAAATATACATGCACTCATCGAATGAGCGCGGGCTGTCTACCGGAATGTAACTACAGTTGTAACCACAAATGTTATCACGAGCGAGAGCCGGTCCTGCTGTCATCAACGCACGCATCGACGGCATGATCTCCTGACCGAGAATAGCCTGCCGGATATCATACATGTCATCATTTGAGATCTCATATTGATGTTTTCCCAAAAGCTGATTACGCATAAAATCAGTGTACCGGGACACTGTCTCATCCCAATTCTCACGACGTTGTTCGCTGTCAAGCCAGCGTGCGTAGCGAGACTTGTGTATAAACTGCTGGTATGGTGTCGGCAGCATATTATTCATTATCTATCTCCTTGATAAGTTTATCTAAGTACCAGCGTGCTTTCTCTAAATCTTGTACACCATTCTTGTAGCGATAGCGCCACAGATACTTGATTATGTTTCCCTGCAGGTAGTGTTCGTAGCCAGTGTCTGTGGCTGCACGAATTGCATCTATGCACTCAATCCCTGCCTGATTGTAGTGTGGGGGACTGTTGACCATGTCTGTCTGTCCGTTAGCCCATGCCAAATTTGCAGCGCTCTGCATACTAGCCATACTTTCTTGTTCTGCCATCTTCTTCATATACTCCTCATGTCTCATCGATCATCCCCATCACCGACAATTGTACCCTTATTCATACGACAACTCAACTTGTAGATGTTCATCTCTGCAATCTGTTGTAGAGAAAATCCCAAATCGTCTGCCAAAGCAGAACAGTACCACAGGACATCTCCTATCTCTCGTGCAATGTCCCCCTTAAACCGAGCGTCGTCGCGTCCATCTCGGTAAATCTTTTTTACCTTATCCGCTACTTCTCCAGCCTCGCCAGCAAGACCAAGAGCAGGATACATGATCTTCATACGCTCAGGGTATATGGAGAACTTGCGGGCCTTCATTTGATAGTTATTCAAATTCCAGTTGTTTTTAATCACTGTTTTCTCCCGAAGTTCACCCTGATGATGTTGGTA